CTATCGAAGAGCGTGAAGCAATGATTGCTCGACGTGAAGCTGAAACTAAGTTACGAGAACGACACCCTGACTTTGAAGATATTCGTGGAGATGACGAGTTTCATGAATGGGCTAAAGGCCAGCCTGATGAAATTCAGAACTGGATCTATAATAACCCAGACAATGTTGGATTAGCAAGTCGTGCAATTGACTTTTATAAAATGGAAATGGGGTTGACAATTAATGATCAACCTACACGTCAGTCAAGTCGCCAAAAGACCAATCGGAATGCTGCAGATTTAGTATCTACAAAAACTACAACAGTAGATACAAAGCAGCCTAAAGTTTGGTCACGACGGGAAATAGCTGCCCTGTCTATGGATGACTATGATCGCTACGAAAAGGAAATTGATCAAGCCATCATGGAAGGCAGAGTAGTTAACTAACTTTGTTTTTTATTTTAGGAGATACATAAAATGGCTTATAATACAGCTGATCAGAACTTTGCACAATCGTCCGGTAGTAACTTTGCGAATAATAACTTCCTGCCAGAAGTCTATTCCAAAAAGGTACTTAACTTCTTCCGTAAGGCGTCTGTTGCAGAAGCAATTACAAACACTGACTACGCTGGTGAAATCAGCGCCTATGGTGATTCAGTACGCATCATCAAAGAGCCTGTAATCACTGTCGATCAGTACGAGCGTGGTGCAGACATCACTAAAACTGTACTGACTGACGCAGAAGTAAATCTTGTTGTTGATACGGCGAACGCATTCAAGTTCATTGTTGACGACATCGAGACTTCAATGTCACACGTTAACTTTAAAGAAGTTGCTTCATCTTCAGCAGCTTATGCACTTCGTGATGCGTTTGACGAAGGCGTAATTGCTAAGATGTTTGCAGGTACATCTGCTTCTTCACCTAACCACATTCTCGGTTCAGACAGCGCTACTGACCTAGCGGCTGGTACTTTCGACGGTACTGGTAACCTTGATATCGGTTATGATTCTGGCGAACACGATCCAATCGACGTTCTTTCACACATGGCACGTCTCCTTGACGAGCAAAATGTTCCTGAAGAAGGCCGTTGGTTCCTTGCTAACCCAGAGTTCTACGAGCAGCTCGTTAAGAGTTCTTCAAAGCTCATCAACGTAGACTTCAACGCTGGTCAGGGTTCAATCCGTAACGGTTTGGTCTCTTCTGGTAAGTTGCGTGGTTTTGACATGTACAAGACTAACAACATTGCAGCAACTACTAACGCTGCTGGTAAGTGTATTGCTGGTCACATGTCTGCAGTATGTACTGCTCAGACCATCATCAACACTGAAGTCATTCGTGATCCAAACAGCTTTGGTGACATTGTACGAGGCCTCCACGTTTACGGAGCCAAGGTACTTCGTCCTGAAGCACTTGTTTCTGCCTTCTACGGCATCGACTAAGAATGGAATGGGGGATGAAATACTCCCCCTTTTTATTATGCCACAAATAGGAAATGAAAATAATCCAATCCGAATGGGTACTAAAGGTAAAGTAAAAGTTACTGGACAGTATCTAAGAAACGAAAACAAAAAGAAATACGACGAAAACTATGATCGTATTTTTGGGAGAAAGAAGAATGATGTACAAAAATAAGCGCTCAACTTATGGAAAAGGTGGTAAAGCTAAAAAAGATGGCAACGCTGCTGCACGTCGTGAATACAACAAAGGCGGCAAAGTAATGAAAAACGCTATGCGCACTTGTATGCCAAACTAAAATGAAAGTCAAAGCTCCCGAAGGCTATCACTGGATGAAAAAGGGCAAAGAATATAAGCTCATGAAAGATCCTAAAGACGGCTACAAACCCCACAAAGGCGCTTCAAAAGAAGCAAACTTTGAAATTCAAAAGGTTCATAAGAAATAATGGCTGCCACATATTTAGAAATTACAAATGAGCTGTTACGAGAACTAAATGAAGTTGTTCTTACATCAGCTACATTTCCAAATGCTATTGGGGTTCAACAGCATGTTAAGGACTGTGTAAATCGTGCATACCTTGATATTGTTAACGAAGAACCTCAATGGCCTTTTCTTGCTGTAAATACTAGCGGCTCTACTGATCCTTTTTATGGAAATGTACATGTCGATACGGTTGCAGGTACACGCTGGTATTTATTAAACTCTTCTTCAAGTAGCCTAACAACTGATTACGGCTATATTGATTGGGATAACTTTTATTTAACAACTATTGGCATTGATGGCGAAGAAGCCCCCTATACTAGTAGAAATCTTGCGTTTACTACAACAGAAGAATGGAAAGATTTTGTACGTGCATCTGAAAATGCTGATGATGCAGATACGCAAAATCATGGGGAGCCTCGTCGAGTTATTATTAGTCCAGACAATCGTAAGTTTGGATTAAGTCCTATTCCTGATAAAACTTATCGTGTTTATTTCTTTGCATACAATTTACCAACAGAGCTTAGCAATCAAGGAGATGAAATTGTATTTCCAAACATTTATAAGCCTGTATTGCTTGCACGAGCTAGGTACTTTATACATCAATTTAAAGAAAGCACTCAAGCTGCTGCATTTGCACTAGAAGACTATAAGCGTGGATTGCGTTTAATGAAATCTAATCTTATGACTTCAACACCTGATTATATGTCTACAGATCGCGTGAGGTTTGTATAATGTCACAGCCTTATGGTATTTCATGTAGAGGTGGTCTTAATACCAACCTCAATCAGCTTGAAATGCTTCAACAGCCCGGATTAGCGGTTACTCTTAGAAACTTTGAAGTAGATCCTGATGGGGGCTATCGACGCATCAATGGCTTTACACAGTTTGGAGATACACGGCCTAATAACAATGAAGATGTTCTTGGTATCTTTGTGTATGGCGACGGTGTTATTGTTTGTTCAGGAACTGACATACATTTCAGCAATGATGGAACAACGTGGATACAAATTAACAAAAGCTCTGTAGCTAATAATGGAGATAACTATACAACCTTTACAGGCCGAACAGAACTGACTAGAACTGGACAAGGCCAATGTTCTTTTGCAATTTTTGAAGGTGCTACATACGATTATGGCGAAGTAATTATTGCAGATGGAGCTAACAAGCTTTATTCATTCCGTATGGAAGGAACTGGTGCGCTTACAACTCGTACATTTTTTGCATTTGAAATAACTGTTGATGGAAATAACGGCGTTAAGTATATAACAAATCACGACCACCATCTTATTGCAGCAGGTGTAGAAAATAATTTAAACACAGTTTATTACAGTGTATATAATGATCCTGATAATTTTAGTGGCAGTGGTGCTGGCGCAGTAGTTATTTCAGATCAAGTACAAGGCTTACGTGGATTCCGTACTGATTTGATTGTGTTTGCTAAAAATAGTATTCACAAGCTTATAAATATTAATGATGCTGCTTCAATACGTATTGATCCTATTACAGAAAACGTAGGTTGTTTGTCAGGGTATAGCATTCAAGAAATTGGTGGCGATCTTTTGTTTTTAAGCCCCGATGGTGTTCGTACTATTGCAGGTACAGCACGTATTGGCGACGTTGAGTTAAGTTCTGTATCACGACAAATTCAAAGTATTATTACTAAAATTGCACAAGACATTGATTCATACACAATTGATAGTTGCGTAATTCGTTCTAAATCACAGTACAGATTATTTTATACAGATGTAACAGAAGGCTCAGTAGTTTCTAAAGGAATTATTGGTACTTTTACTGGGCAAGGCTTTGAATGGTCAGAAACACTAGGCATTCAAGCAATGGGCCTTACTACAGGCTTTAATCATGAAAATGTTGAACAGGAGACGCTTTTAATCCTCAAGGTGTAGAAACAAAAATTTCAGCTCAGTATCAAACGCCTAGTTTTGATTTTGGTGATATTGGCACACGTAAAACAATCAAGTATATACGAACTTCTGTCAGTCCTGTGGGTGAATGCAACCCAAAAATTCGAATGTTTTTTGATTATGGCTCAACAGGAATTCTTCAGCCGCCAGAATATGATTTAGGTCCAGTGCCTCTACCTTCTGATTTTGGCGTAGCTCTTTTCGGAAGCGCTGTGTTTGGAGCATCAAGAGATCCGATGATTCGCCAAACTGCAGAAGGTAGTGCAAATAGTATTAGCATTAGAGTCAGAAGTGAAGACACTAAAGCACCTTATTCAATCAATGGTTTCTACATAGATTACATGCCATCAGGTAGGAGATAAATAAATGGCTCAAAAATACATCAGACAAAGCACATTTACTGATGGCGATACTATTACGGCATCGCTTTTTAACGATGAATATAACCAACTCGAAAATGCTTTTGAGTATTCAAGCACATCAG